GTTTATTTTTATTTTTGTAATTTACTCATTAAATCTTTCATTCTTAAGAACTGAGGATTTTCATAAGTTTTTGACTCAATAAGATTTGTAGAAGCTCCTCTTGATGGAGTCTTAGCAACTTTAGCCTCAACTGATTCAGAAATAGTTGAAGTTTCTTTACTTTGATATTCTTCTTTCAAAGTCTTATAAAGAGTCTTTGATTCTTTTAAAGATTCAACAGTGTCAAATCTTCTCAAAATGTTAATTTTTTCTTGTTTTGTTGTTGTGTGCTCAGTGAACAATCTTGTTGCGTAAGCTAAGTTTGAATTGAAGACAGCTACTTCATTTAATTTTTCTCTGAAAATATTTAATGCTTTTCTGTATTCTTCATTCTTTGCTCTCAAAGATTCTACTTCTTTAGCCATCTCACTCTCAGATACAGTTCTTACCTTTTGTTTTGGTAAACCGTGTCTTTTTGGGTCGTTCTTAGAACCATTACCCAAAGTACGAGCAGCTTCAGTTGTTTCAGCTTCTTCTTCCTCTGACATTTCAAATGACTTCTTTTTCAAGTTCATACCAACACCCTTAGGTTTAATTGTCATGTCACCTTCTTTCATTTCACCTTCTTCCATTTCAGAATCTTCCATTTCAGATAAGTCGAATGATTTTTTACCAAGGTTCATTCCCATTCCTTTTGGTTTAATAGTCATAGACTCTTCAACCTCACCTTCGAATGCTTTTGTTTTTTTAGTCATACCTTTTTTAGTTGTGTAATCTTCATCACCTTTATGGGTTTTTGATTTTTCACCTTTTCCCATACCGTAGTCACCTTCACTCATTTCTTCGTACTCTTCGTCAGAAGATTCATCTTCATAATCCTCCATTTCGTCTTCGTCTTCAGAAATTTCGATTTCGTAAACTACATCGTCTTCTTCGTACATCTCATCCATTGTTTCTTCTTCGTCCTCACCTTCTGTGTGAATTTCATATTCAACATCAGAATTAGTATCTTGAAGATGAATTGAATCTTCATCTTTTGAAACAATAATACCATCTTCTTCGCCCATAGCTTTGAAGACTTTCAAGATTTCGTCATCAGACGCAGTTCTAAGGTCTAAAGGTAATAGAACTTCTTCTTCGTCATCTACTTCTAACTCATCACCAGGTAAGTCCAAAGACATAAGGTCTTCTTCGTCTCCTAATGTTTCATCAGAAAATTCATCGTCAGATTCTTCATCGTCAGATTCTTCATCGTCCATTTCAAGTTCAGCTTGTTCTTCCATTTCGTGAGCGTGCTCACCTTCTTCCATTTCTGATACTTCCATAGACTCCGCTTCTTCAACCTCTTCAAGAGATTCCTTTACTAGTTCACTGATTTCTTCCTTCATAGTAGAAGCAAGTATTCCTTTTGCATTTTGAGTTACGGCTTCTTCCAAATTTTTCATTTGTAAAAGTGCCTCTTCAACTAAAGATTTTTTTGTGTTTTGCATTTTAGTTTTAAGCAAGAGTTTGTTTATTTTTACTAAATAAATATCTAGCTTTTAAAAAAAGTTTGTTTTTTAACAAAAGGGCAAAAAAAAATCGGGTTTTACCCCGATTTTAATTTTAATTAATTTAATTTTTTTTATTCGTAAACTTCATCAATTTTACTTTCACTAACTGAAGTAATTCTCCAATCATTCGTAAAACCTTCAAACTTTTTAGTTACTTTGGCCTCAACATCTGTAACACTGAAACCTCTTACTAATTTTTCTTCTCTGATTTTTTTAATCTTGCCAGTATCAGAATCTACTAAGTCATACTGAATTTTGGCTACAAAATATTTTTCGTCCATAATTTTTAAGTTTTTTTAATAACCTAAATAATCGGAAAGTCTCCTCATTAAGTCAACAGACTTATCATTTTTTGTTACGTTTTCAGGTGACTTTTTTTCCTCTTCCAAGTTCTCCTCGTATTTCGCCCTATCATCTTTGTTTAGGAATAGATATGCTCCTGGTGTTGATGGTGATGATACTAAGTCAAAACAAATCAATTCAAAGTCATCTTGGACTTCATTCTGTTCACCTTTTTTAGCCAACGAACCAATACCTCTTGATGATACACCCATAGTGACACCTTGTCTCATTAGGTTAGCGGCAACATCACCAGGTGATGATACTATACCTCTTTCATGAAATCCTGGTGTTGTAAGTAATTTGATTTTACCCATCAAAACATTACCTTCCCACCATACATCAGTAATCAAGTGAGAAACTCTTTCCAAATCAATCAATGAAGATTCAGGGTGATTCAATTCAGATATTGATAATCCCTTGCCAATCGCATTTTTATATTTTTCAACTTCTCTTTTTAAAATTCTTTCAGGATATACTCGACCATTTCTATTTGGTACACCGTACTTTTGAAGTGTGGCATAAAATTCAAATGGTTTAGAATGTTCTAACTGTCCGTAAGATTCTCTTATTACTTCGGCGTTTCTGAATTCTTTTGGTGAAACTGTTCCAGCATCCCATTCAACTAATATTCCTTTTCCTGTATCACTTGGACCTAATACTTTCATTGTATTTTTTTCTAATAAATACTATGGAATATCAAATGTTTTTAGATTTTGATTTTGATAGTTGAAAATATTCAGACCTTAGTAGTTCATCTTGATAAACTGATTTAGCAATTTTTTTAATTTTTTCTTTTAATATTTGTGATTTAAATTCTAATGAGTCTTTTAAAAATAGTGTAATTTCCAAGCTCATAAAACTTTTTTTGTTGAGTTGTATTCCACTTGAACGTAAATCTAAATCTACTATTGAGTTCTTTTCAAACACATCTTGGTCTATAACTTCCAATAGATTGTGTTTAATTTGTCTATTTAAATTACCTGTAACTCGGTCCCAATTTTCTACCTCTTTAATTGGTTCTACCCATGATTGTATGTTTATGTAAAGTGACTTGAAATTTATTGAATCTACTGTTCCGTACACACATTTCGCATTATCAAAAATTGATAATTTTGAAGTTTTTCCTTTTTTCATTTTATATTTTTCATCTAAAGAAATTTATTGTTAAATGAATTATAAACAAAAAAAAAGTTTTTGTCAAAATCTTCCCAAACTCAAATGTATTTATTAAGATAGTATTATGATAGTAATAGAAATTCAAAAAGGTGAAAGTATCGAAAAAGCATTGAAACGATACAAGTACAAGGTTATCAAAACCAAGCAGATTGATATGTTACGTGAAAGACAAGAGTTTGTCAAAAAGTCGGTAACAAAAAGAATGAAGAAACAAAAAGCCAAATACAAACAATATATCCAACACATGGAAACAAAATAAAAAAGTCCGACTCAGTCGGACTTTTTCTTTATAACCCTTGTTCTAATTGTTTTAGTTTGTATAACGAAACCAAATCAGATTCACTTTCTTGTATCCTTTGAATTGTATTACCAATCTTTTCTTTTAACTCGATATCATCTGACTCATTAATTTTATCAGTCAACTTTGTTATCACATTTTCTTTAACTGATTTGATTTCTTCTGAAATTTGTTTTTTATTCAAGGACAATAAAGATTTTAGTTCTTTCTTATCTTCTTCAGAAATATTAGAATATTCGTTGTTAAATGTATTTGTCACAATTTTTAACATAGATGAAAGTGGTATGTTAACACTCTCTTGAACTTTTTCTTTTTTTGTTGTTGCTAACAAATTTTTGATTTCTTTTTTTGTTTCCAATATTCTTTCAAGATTTGTAATTTTATTTTCATAAACTACAAAATCTATTCTTGAATATTCGTTTTCAACATCACCGTCTAAGTTTGTTTTTACCCACTGATATAATTCATCAATTTTTTTCTGATTAGAAGAAATCAAATTAGACAATTTTTCAAATGATTCATTTACATACTCACTTGCAATTTCTTTATTGATACCCTTTTCACTTGATAAATCATTGTAGATAAAGTACATCTCAGAGATGGCTTTGTTGGACAAGATATTCTTTTTGAATTCTTTCATAACAGTTTTGAAGTTATCTTTACCGTACGACTGAACCATTAATTGGTCTAAGTTTGATTTAAATTGTCCGAACTTCTTCATAATATTTTTATTAATAAATATTACTTATTCAGTAACTCATTTAGCTTATCCTCAATTTCACCTAAAGATTTTTTTCCCTTTGATAAATCAAGAACATCTTGACCTCTCAAAATATCATCTTCAATCAATAGATTCATATCCCTATCCTTAACAGATTCAGGTGTTACTTCAGCAGCTCCACCGCCAGGTGCTGGCTCTTCAGGTGTTTCTGGAAGTTCAGGTGCTGCCGTCTCCAAAGAACCAGGTTCTCCGAATCCACCTAAGTCTCCAACTCCCGGTTCAGTTGTTTCACCTGCAGGTTCTTCACCCGGTGCGGGTTGTGTTCCTTTAGTTCCGTACAACTTATCCAAATTATCAAATATGCCGGTCTTAGTAATGACTTGAGGTGTTTGTTCAAGTTCAGCAGCTACCGCCTTTTCAATTCTCTGTTGTTGAATGTCCAACTTAATTTCTTCGTCAGAGAATCCAAGAATATGTTTTTTAGCCCATGATGATGAAACTGCTTGGATACCATTTCCTGGGTCACTAACCGCATCTTTATAAAGAAGAATTTTTTCTTTCCAAGTTTCAATCTTAAGAAGGTCGGCTTGAGAAGATGGGTTTGTTAATCCTAATACGAAGTTATTTAATTCATCTTCAAAACCAAGAATGTATAAGTGAATAATCGCAATTTTATTCAACTCTTGAATCATAGATTTTTGAATTCTATTAATTGTTCTTGCAAAACGAATATCTTGTAAAGATAAATTCTTACCATCACCAACAACTTCTTCAAAACCCAAAAATGCCTTTGGTACACGAAGTGCAGTTAATAATTTCTTTTGAATGTATTCAATATCTGCAATCTCCGATAAGTTTTGAGCTCCAGGTAATGTGTCGATAGGATTTGGAGCATTTGGGTCACGAACAGGAATAAAGAAATCCTGGTCTACAGCCATTTGGTTAAATCTTAAATCAACGTTACCTGTTTGAGGGTCAGCAATTTGGTCTCTCTTAAACTTATTGGCAACTCTCTGTACATATGGTTCAACATCTTTGTCGTCCATATTACCGACGAACACTTTAAACACACGTCTTTCAGGTGCTCTTGAGGTTCTGTATACTAACATCGCATCTTCTGACAAAATCAATTGTTTCCAAATACGACGGGCTTTTTCCAACATAGAAGTTCCATACGGTAACTTTCTATCATCACCCAACAATCTAAAATGTGCAATTTCCCAAGTGTTGAATTCCAAATCTTTTTCATTCCAAATAAACTTCAAAGCATCTGTTGTGGCATCTGTTTGATATTTGCCTGAGGAAATTTTCATTCCTCTTTCAATTCTCTCGATTTGAATATTTGGAAGTTGTTGTGTTCCCATGACACCTTTTTCAGGGTCTAACTTCAAGTAGACAAAATTGTCTCCATACTTGCAAGTATTTCTTGTCCACATAGGTAGATTAGTATTAATATCCAATCTGTTATTGAACAAGTCTGCAAGAATTGATTTAATTCGCTTACTCTCAGAGTATATCTGTAATATAAATCCATCTTCATTTACTGTTGTTGATTCTTCGGCGTATATGTCAAGTGCTGCTGAAATTTCAGGAGTATATTCCATACTCTCATAGTCATAATACGCAGCCAATCTTGTTGGTTGATAGTAAACGGCTTGAGTATATAAATTACTTTCTACTTTGGTCCACTGTTGACCCAAATAAAGAGATTGTTGAGCTTGAAGTTTTTCTCTTTCATACTCTTGTTTATCCGTAGTCTTTAGTAATTCCTTTTTGTCGAATTTGTAAACAGGAGCTTGCTGGTCCAAAGTTGAGTCGGGACCAAATACTTTACCAAGTCTCTGCCAAATCGTTAAATTATTTTCTGCCATTATACTATTGTTAATAATACGTTCATTCTTCAATAAAGAAATAAATATTTACTTACCGAATAACCATAAATACTTCTGATAATCACTTTGTGTAGGTTGTCCAAACTTTTGATTGTCCCTTCCGTAATTACCCATAGATAAACCCGGATTAAAATCTTTCATTGAACCTTTCACGGGTGTTTCATTTACCGTCCAACTTTCCACCATCGCTTTGGTTGTTTCCGTTACCTTTTCTAACTGTGAGAAAGAAGTCTCACCAACGTAAATTGCCATGGCACATGACATAATAAGGTCATCGTGTTGTCCTTTAAGGTGGTCAGGTCTACCGTTTACATAAACAAACGTATTTAACTCATTTAACAATCTACTTGACCTAATATGAAATCCATGTCTTAAAGCTTCTTCAAAAGCGGCAATAATCTGAACTCTTTTGGAGTTAAAATTTATACCAGGAATTTTCTCTAATGCTTTTGGGTCGTACTTCCATTTATCCGCAACGTTTACCCCGTCAATGTATAAATTTTTATAACCGAGTTCTTGTAGTTTTCGTGATGTAGAAACCCCCATCCCTCCTGTGATATCAATAACAACAAATGCGTTGTACATAACAGCCCATTTCATTGCAACATCGGCAGCCACATCAGGTGGAATCTTCCCCAAATACTCTAATACTTGTTCTCGTTCGTCAAAGTCAATTATGTTGAATGTGGTAAAGTCTTCAGAGTCACCTCGAGATACGTCAATACCCATAATATACTTGTGACCCTCTACAGGTTCTTTCCACTGCCAAATAGCACCACCCATAAATTTGTTTACAGGATTTTGAATGTCATTTTCTTTCATTCTTTCCACAACATCAGGGGGGATTACAGAGTCACCTGAACCCAAGAAGTTACACTCCAATTCCTGTGCAATTTTTCTTCTATCAAATTTTAACTTTTTAGCCATTGATTCAAACCAAGATGAATATGGTTTGTAACCGTCCGTAAAATGTTTTTTAATTTCTTCGAAGTTTCTTTCATAAGGACTTATGTGTGAATAGTCTACAGTTATTTCATCGTCTTTATAATCTGAACGATTTAACATGTAGTGAACGATGTCTTTTACTTTGAGTAACTTTAAGTCTTTAGAATAACGTGGGTCACGATACCAATACATCTCTGTAATTTTGAAATCGTTCATACCAC